AAATCCTGGCTCTCTTTAAAGAAGGATCAGAAAGTTTATAATCTCTGATACTATTAATTAGTGGATACAGTAGGTATGCCACCAAATTCTTGAAACATTACAACTATGTTGGTGTACAATTCAACTCTTGCATTGAACAAATTACTATATTCTTTTGCAGAATCATTTACACCCTGTTTCTCTTTGATTTCTTCTAACCATTTGTCCATAGCATCTGGCTTAGGCTTTTGCAAACCACCATAATTATACATAAACTGTTCTTTAACATGATAGTATAAATTGTGTTCAATATCATACACCGCTTCTAAACCATATGTAGGATCTATTTTGTGTTGTGCTATTGTTGTTTCTATTGTGGTATCATAACCATACTTTTGCAGTATGTTATTGTATATCTCATCAACACGTTTGTTAACTTCTGGATTATCTGTGTATTCCAATGTTACTGCTGGCATATCTCTGCCAAGTTTGTTTGTTACTGTGGTTTTGTGTAGTAGTTTCATCTTATCATGTTCTCCTTTGCTGGGTTAACATGTTTAACACCCATTGCTTCACAGAACTCACTGCCTATTTGCCATGTTTGATGTGGTTTAAACTTTTTGCGTTTAGCGGCACTCTCATTCATGATTTCATTAAATTCTAGTGTGTAGTTTTTATCATCTGCAAAACATACTGCAACTGACTCCATTGTGTCATGCAACAGTTCATTTAACATTTTTGTGTTTATGCTTTTTATGTCTGTTTGATGATTGGCATAACCTTCTGTTATGTAATCTTTTTTGATTTGTTTAATAATTTGTATCATAGCCCATTGTGCCATAGTACTAGCATGTCTACATGCATTACCAAATTCTTTGTTGTGTTTACCTTCAATGTTCCATGGTGTGTCACTGTCATTGTTGTTTGTCCAATCCAATGCAACATCTAATATATTGCGTATTTCTTGTGCATGTGCTTCAGTAAAGCCAGCATTGAATAAGTCTGGTAAATCTATGGCTTTTACTGCCTGGTATTTTTGTATATCTTGTAACATAATTTTTCCTATATTCTAAATATATAAATGTTTTGAGCTACCTGTTTGCCACCAGGTTATGCAACACTTATACATAGACATTATTGTCATTTGCATAATAGTATTTATCTATATATACAGTTTTTAGGCTAGAAAACGGGCAATTTTGAAACATTGTGATAAATATAAGTCTAATTAGAATGTACAATAAAATTTTATTACAGGAGTTTTAAATGGCTCAACCTATGACTCTTGAAGAGTTTTTAAGTGGCGTACACCCCCTTTACCAACGTTATTACAATGATTGGAATCTGGCATACAGAAGTTACGTGGGTGGCGTTGAATACAGAGAAGGTAGATATCTTAGAGCATACCAAACAGATATAGAAACTACTTCAGAAACAATCAATACATATGACATAGATGAAGGTGGCTACACTAGTGCTAAACATAGAGCTAGTATAGTTAATGCATCATCATATGCAGACGCTGACAGAGGCGTAGACTACAGTGGAACTTTCTATGGTGAAAAACTTAACAATACACCTATGTTCCCTTATGTAAGACTTTACTGCTCAGAATGGAACGCAATGTTGTTTAACAGCATGCCTACAAGACAGTTAATAGACACTCCAGAAATGGACAAGTTTGTTAACAATGCAGACGGTGAAGGCAACTCCATTAATGAATTTTTTAGCCAACTAGACTTAATGACATCAATCTTTGGTGTTATGTGGGTTAGTTGCGTTAAGTACACTGAATCAGATTACCCATTATTCAAAATGCACACACCACTTGATGTTGTCAATTGGGAGTATGGCTATGATGGTGCTGGTAATTTAATCCTAAGAAAACTGTTAATTCAACTCAGTGAAGATGAGAATACCACAGTTATGAGATACTTTACACCAGAAACAATTGAAACTATCTACATGTACAAAGATGAAGAAGATAGTGATATTGCAATTGAAACTGATTTAGATATTATAGAAGGTGACGGTTATGTTAAAACTGTTACTCCAAATGAACTAGGCTACATACCATGTCAGCCAGTGTACCAAGGTACTAAAATATACAATGGTGTAGGACATACACCAACATTTGACATTGCTCAAATACAAAGAAGCATATACGGAGACTTTGGTGAACTGTATAGTGCTGTAACATATGGATCACACCCTGTTAACTTAGTGGATGAAAACACATCAGAACTAAATGACGGTAAAGTAGGTGCTGAACCAGGGACGGTTCTACGTGTACCAACCAGTGTAGGTGGAACACCTAACTATGTGTATGAGTTTGTAGCACCAGAAATGCAAGGTGTAGACCAAATAAGCAAACTGATTGACCAAAAGATAGAAAAAATGAACCAAGTTGCAATGATCCGCAGTGATGACCTTATTAAAGCATCAAGAAGCGGTGTGCAAATTGAACAATATGACAGCAAACTAGAAGCATTTGTAAGACGTAAAGCAGTAGCACTGGAAAACGCAGAATACAACATATGGACTATGTGGTTTGACTGGATGAACATGCAAATGCCATCAGAGTTTAGTGTAAGTTACAATAGACAGTATGGCAAACGTGCTTTAAATTATGAAATAGAAGAAATTAACAACGTATTAGCCTTATATGACCAATTCAATACACGTTTTGGATCAGAAGGCATGTACAAGGTAGAAGAATACCAAACTATTGCAGAAGCAGAGGCTAGAGCAGTAGAATTAGGCGGAACAGGATATCATGAACACACATCAGAAGATGGTGTAGTTACATATATGCCTTTTGCTAACCACTTAGAGTATGAGTTAGCGGTAGACGCCTTAAACAAAGAATTAGATGTATCATCAGATGATGCAAATATACAAGAAGGATTGAAAAAACGCATTCAGCAGTTGTTGAGTGGCAGTTATTCAGAAAACAGTTTATAAAAACAAATATACCCACACTCTGAGGGATAAAAAGGAGACATGATGAGTGATCAAACCACAGTTGATAGTCCTGAAATAGACAATCCAGAAACAGTAACTGAAAATACTGAAAGTGTTAGTACCACAACTGAAACCAAAGAGGCAACTGCCCCTAAAGTAGAAGTTAAGGACGGCAAAACGTTTGTAGACGGAATTAGAGTTTACTCTAGAGATGAAACAAACAAAATAGCGGCTAATGCCAAAGCACAAGTTGAAAAAAGTGTGCTAAATGAATTAGACGTAGACAGTTTTGATCAAGTCAAAACAGTTATTAGTGAACTTAGAAGTGTTTCACCAGACCAAGACCAACCTTCATTGGATGTTCAAAGTTTGAGAGACGCAGTTAAGAAAAAGGAACAGAGTTTAGAAGAACTTCAAAATACTGTTACTTCATTAAAAACTGAATTGGTGTTGAAGGATCATATGAGCAATTTGCAAAACGCAATGCCATCAGAATGGCAAAGTGAGCAAAAAGCGGCAGTCATTGATTTAATGAAGGCTAGAGGTATGATGCAGATACAAGATTCAACTTTTGTGATTAAAGACGGAGACAACTTCCTCACTACAGATGGTGACACTCCTGATTACAAAACTGCTGTTGAAAGTATAGGTAAATCAATTGGTTTACAATTTGCCAAAAAAGGTATTGATGCAGTTAGCACTGATAACAGTCAATCAGTAGAAAAGTCCACACGTAAAAGTGTAGATGAAGGTAGACTTAGCAGTGATAACAAATATAGAAGTGCTTGGGTTAACTATAGAAAAGCAAATCCAACACTATCCATGAATCAAGTAACGCATAAAGCAGTACTAGATTATATGGCAAAAACAAATAACATATAAGTTTACCTTTAAAGTAAACATGTCAAATTTCAGGAGAAAAAAATGACAATTAAAACAGGAAATGTAAGTGCCTTATATGCTGACATTGTGGGATCACTTGTACCTTATATTGAGGACCAAGTATTGTTACCTAATGCAAGTTTTATAAGAAACTTTTATGATATCACTGGAGATTCTAGTGGTAACACAATCAAGATACCAGTTGTTAATGCTTACACAGATGCTCAAGCAATCACAGAAGGAACATCTATTGCCAGTATTGGCGCGGCAAAAAATGACTTTGAACCTACTTCAGTTAATTTAACTATGAGTAAGTTTGGATCATGGACTGATATCACACAAGAAGCGGTAGAAGATGCTTCAGAATCTTTAGTTAGAAGTCAAATTCTTGCTAGACTAAGTGGCGGAATTGCTACTGCTCTAGATACTAATGGTTTTGATGAAGCGGCAACAACAGCCGGCACAGACTACGGTCAAGCAGGTATAGCAGGTACAGTATTAGAAACAAACTTAGTTATGGGCCCAGACTCATTAGCATATGGAATTAGAAGAGCTCCAGCAGTTACTCATTTCTATAACAATGACACTGATTCACATAACTTCAGAGGAACAGTAAGAGCAGGATTTAAAGGTATTGCGGCAGACAGAATTGCTAAAGTATCTTCAAACAGTTCAATTGCTTCAACAACTCACGTAACTTCTTTGGATGAATTCCAACAAGCAGTTTCAAACTTAAGAGCTTCTAATGTAGATGCTATGGACGGCGGCATGTATGCGGCGTTTATTGGACCAGCAACAGAATACACTTTAGTTAAAGAGTTAAACAACGTAGGTGCTTCAGTACCAGCATTAAGTGACTTGGGTAACCAAGCATTACTAAGTGCTTTACTAGGTTCAGCCGTTGGTGCAATGTTCATGAGAACAAATAACTTGAAATCTGTAATTGTATCTTAATTACAGTAGGTACTAACAGGAGAAATAATGGCTTTTATAACAAACGCAAGTGGTAATGTAGTTAGTTTTGCAGAATTCACTGACGTCACAACTATTGACCAAAGGGTATTTGAAGCCAATGAAGGGCTTACACAAGATATTGTAGAGGATATGCTGGAGAGATCCACTGATAGACTCATACAAAAAGTGAAAGCATCAGATTGGTGGAGAGTATACGCAGGTACAGTAGGCAGTGGCTATAGTGGACTAAGTGAACTACCAACTCCAAACCCAGATTTATTTCAGAGAAGACCAGACTGGACTGAGACGTGTGTGTTTCACACACTAAGTTCTTACTTGTACCCAAAAATTGCTAACTTTAGTGACGGGGAAAGTGCAGAAGTACAAAAAATTACTTTCTATGAAAACAGAATGCAAGAACTGTTTAATGAATTGCTCTCAATGGGTGATTGGTATGACAGAGACGGTGACGGGACTGTAGAAAATGATGAAAAACTTGTAAAATATGCACTTACCAGACGTACTAGAGGACGTAAGTCAATAGTAAGGGTTAAGTAGATGCGTACCCAGTTAAGGACACAAATTGTAACCAATATCAGTGCTTATACTAATTTTAGTGTGAGCACTGAATTACCCTGGGAACAAAATGATAGTCCTCTTTACTTACAGAACATGAAAGTGGTCTATGTAGGTGAAGATAGTGTGGAAATTTCTGAGATGATTGAAGTTGCAAATGGAGTTGATGTGTTGCAGACTGCAACATCAATACCAGTGTTTGTAACAGTAGACGCCAAAAATGAACCTGCAAATACACAAAATGTTTTAAGTGGTATCCGTTCAGCGGTAACGCTCACAACTATAGATGGAATCATATCCAGAAACGTAGATATGAATACAGTTATAGATGAAGATACCGTAACTTATACATTTAATTTTACGTTTATAACATTATAAACAACATAGGAGAATAATATGGGTTTTATAGCAGTAAATACAACTGCAGAATTTGTTAAATTGGATATCAATGCCAGTGGTACTTTTGCCACACCAGCACTTGCTATGGCTGATACCGCAAACGTATTAACAGTACCTGCTTTACAGGACATCACAGTTAACGCTACTCCAGGAACATTTGAGTGGCAACAACTTGATGCATTGTCAAGTAAAATAGTTACAACACCTAGTACAAACAGTTTAAGTACTAACATGGTTTTAGATGATACTGCTTTCTTTACAGGAAACGGTTCAACAAATGGTATCTTCCAGATTACCAATGATAAAACTTTAGTATACTTTAGAATGTACTGGCAAGGATCAACAACAGGTGACAAATACATTGAGGGTGAAGGCTTTTTAAGTGCTCTTGCTCCAACAGTATCTGCAACAGCCCCGGTTTGGGTTGCACCAATTGATGTACTTGTAACAGGTAACTATACTCAAGGAACTGTATAATAAGTAACAAGTTCTACAGAAATGTAAAAACAGTAGTAGGGTGTAAAAGCCCTGCTACACTTTTTTAAAGAGAAGATTATGAATTATAAAGAACAAACAATTAAATGTTTTGATGATGCAAAGATTAAAAACTTGTATCAGTCACTATGCATAGAAGGCTCAAAAAAGAGTTTGATAATCAATAGTGAAGAAGTCAAAGCAAAGGATTTAGAGGCTCATTATGGTGGTAAACCAGTAGCCAAAATAAATACTAAACATACAGATATAAAGGAAGAACAACATGAAGATATGGGAAGAACACAATCAACAGGACATCTTGAAGAGCCTGGAGATGGAACTAGCAAAGAGTCAAAGTGAACTTAGATGCATAGAAGATGACTGTAAAAAGGTCAAAGGTAGATTATCATTTGTAATAAGTGGTATTCATTATTTAAAAAATAAAGATTTAGAGGAATAAAGATATGAAGTTAACACAATTAGCAGTAGAACCAAAATTAATTCAAGTAGTAATTGATGATGAGGATACTATAAAAGAACATGAAGAACCAATTGAATTTTGGTGTTATGACCGTCAACCAATAGCAAGTTTTGTCAAATTTGCAAACAACACAGAAGAAAACTTAGAAGAACTATTTGCCTTTTGTCAGGATTTAATCCTAGATGAAAAAGGTGATAAAGTGCTGGTTGATGGAAAAGTATTACCAACTCAATTGTTGATGAAATGCGTAAATAAAGTTGTTGAACTACTGGGAAAGTAACGGGTAGTTCTTTTGAAGAAGGCAGTACTGAACTACAAGCATGCCTAATGCTAGATAGTCTAGCAGAAAGATATGGCATTTTGCCTTCACAGTTACTTAAAGACGCAGACACATTAGATTTGTTTGTGTTTGATACAGCAATAACGTATCAAAACCACAAACACAATAAAGATAATGGTAAACCTGAAGATAGGTTTGATACCAGTACATTGGAGAAGATGGTTGGCCAAGTTAGAAGTTGATGACAGAGATTTTAACAAAATGTTAAAACAATTACAACGTGCTAGTATAAAAAGTTGGAAGGTAGCCGGAAGAACGTTCCGTGTTGCTACTCCAAAAGATACTGGCAATGCTAAAAATAGAACAAAGTATAATAGTAGGCGTATAGAAGCAAACTATGACTATGCAGGTGTTCTAGATGATGGCAAGTTCTCAACTAAAAGCAGTGGCAATCCAAACAGCAAAGTAACAAGCAAAGGGTTCAGCAAAAAAGCACCCAAAGGTATGACAGAACCTGCATTAGACAAGTTTGAAGCAGACCTTAATAAAAGAGTGAGAAAATTATAATGGCAAAGAACATTAAAGTAGCCTTAGAATTAGACAATAAACAATTCAAAAGAGGCATGCAACAGAGCAAAAAAGAGGTATCTAAGTTTGAGCAGTCTGGTAAGCAAAGTTTTGCCAATTTAGGTACAGCGTTTAAAGCTCTTATAGGTGTTGCCGCTGTACAGCAATTTGCCTCACTAGGTGATAGTTTTACACAACTTAGTAACCAATTAAAAGCAGTAACAACAAGCACACAAGAATATGAAGGTGCCTTAAAAGCAGTAGAAGATATTGCAGGCAGAACTAGAAGTGATTTAAATGCTACAGGTAAATTGTTTAGTAGTTTAACTATTGCATCTAGAGCCTTAGGACTTAGCCAAGAAGAAGTTGCCAGGGTTACAGAAACATTCTCTAAAACATTAAAAATATCAGGTGCTGATGCAGGAGCAAGTGCTGGTGCAATGGTACAGTTTGGACAGGCTTTAGCGGCTGGTACATTACGTGGTGATGAATTCAACAGTATCAATGAAACTAACAGTGAGTTCATGCAGAACTTAGCAAAACTGTTAGGCGTAAATATTGGTCAATTAAGGAAAATGGCTGAAGAAGGTAGATTAACAGCCACAGTTGTTGCCGCCGCAACAGAAGAAATGAGTGCAACAGTTGATGAGAAGTTTGGTAAAACAACATCAACTATATCAGAAAGTTTTGTTTCATTAAGAAATGAATTAATCAGTACATTTGGCGCATTAGAAGAACGTACTGGTGTATTCTCAAAAATTAGTGCTATAGTATTACTTGTAGCACAAAATGTAGAGTTTTTAGCAAAAATGTTTGCAGTTGCATTTGCAGTTGCAGTAGCAAACAGAATTGTATCAACAGCAGTAGCAGTTGTACAGTTAGCAAAAGCATTCCAAGCCGCCTATGTAGCAGGAACATTATTACAAGGTGTTACTGGTGTTGGTTTAGTTAAAGTAGGTGTAGGTATTGCCGCGGCAAGTGCCGCCATTGTGGGTATGAACGCATTATTTGATGATTCAATAGAAGGCATAGAAGAATTAGGAGATGCTGGTAAAGACATAGACTTAAATTTACCAGAAGCACCAGAACAAGATATTAGTAATACTCAAAAAGTTCTTGAAGCAGAAGACAAAGTAACACAAAAGAAGAAAGATCAAAAGAAACTTGATGATGAAGCAGTAAAAAACAAAGAAAGATTATTAGACCAGATTGTTCTGAATAAAACAAAAGTTTCTGAAATACTTGCTGATGAAAAAGCAAGTCTAGAAAACAGTATGGCGCAATTAAAACTTGAAGGAGAGATGATTGGGCTTAGTGAAAGAGAAAAAGAAACTATGCAAGAGATTGCAGACTTAGAAGCAGATAGAAATGACGCACTTGCGTCTATAAGAGCATTACAACTAAGTACAGAACCACTTGAAAACTTAAGATTGCAGGGTGAAGCAGTTGATGAAGTTATTGCAAAGTATGATGAGTGGATTGCTAAGATTGTTGCTCAAAGAGAAGAGAACAATGCCAGTGCAACAACATTTACGGCAGGTTGGGCAGAAGCATTTGCTAACTTTGAAGAGAATGTTAACAATAGTGCCGCATACGCTGGACAGATATTTGATACATTATCAAATGGCTTAACTGATTCTATCACAACATTTGTGGAAACAGGTAAATTAAGTTTTAAAGACTTATTCAAATCATTACTACAAGACATAATCAAGTTTATGGCTAAGAAAGTGGTGTTACAGTTGTTTAAATTAGCAGGTGGCGGTGGAATGTTTGCAGGATTCTTTAACAAAGGTGGTTACATACCAGCTGGCAAATTTGGTATTGCTGGTGAAAACGGACCTGAGATTGTAAATGGACCCGCAAATGTTACAAGCACAAAAGCAACTGCAAAAGCACTAGGCGGTGCTGGACAAGAAGTAGTTGTAAACTACAACATAAACGCCGTAGATGCAATGAGTTTCAAACAATTAGTTGCAAGTGACCCTGAGTTTATTTACAACGTTACTAGAGTAGGACAAAGGAGGTTACCAGCATAATGAGTATACAAACATTTTTAGATAGAGCAACATTTTTAACAGTAGACAAAAGAAAAGTGTCTGCACAAACAATTACAAGAAGTGGACAAGTTAAGACTGCTGAAGTAGCCAGTGCAAATCCCTATAGATTTGCTTTTGGTGTTACTGCAGGATATACATACAGTGAAAACAGAGGTGCACTTGAAGATTTAGACAGTTTAGACATAACTGTGGAAGAACAAATAGACATTGGTACTACAAATACTAACCTAAGTTACCTAACTGCCCTACAAGGCACATTAGGTGGCTCACCAACTATCACAAGTGCAAGTGGACTTAGCATTGTGGTTAGTACTGGTGGTGCAACTGGCTCAGGTGTAGCACTTAAAAAAGGTGACTTTATACAACCAGGATCCGGTTACAGATATCCATATCAAGTAACAGCAGACGTAAACTGGAATGCATCAACAATAACAGTACCTATCCACAGACCATTTATAACACAAACAGGATATTCAGTTAGTCTTAAACCATTACTGTTAGGTTCTGCTGTAACATGGAATGTCAAAATGGTTAACAAACCCAGTTATACGGTCTTACCCCATGATAGATTTAGTTTGGACAATGATGTGGAATTAGTGGAGATTATTACATAATGACAACTACTATTGCACCCGTTGACGGAACTATAAACATAAAGCATTGTTTGTTAATCAAACTAACTTTAGATTCAAATGTGTACTACCTTAGTAGTGCATACAAACCCATTACATATGACTCAAACTCCTACACAGAATTAGGTGCTTTTTTACAAATTGGTAACATAACTGAAGATATCAAAACAACTAATGGTGATATTGCCCTTAGTTTAAGTGGTATACCCAGTGAAGCAGATTATATGAATGAAGTGTTGACAACACCAATTAAAGGTGGAGAAGTAATTGTTAATAGAGCATTCTTCAATGATGATTATAGTGTAGATGCCGCAAATGTATTTCAAAGATTTAGTGGTATTATCACAAACTTTGGTATTGAAGAAGATGTAGACACACTAAGTGGTAAAAGCACAAATACTATTGGTATCAGTTGTGCAAGTATTAACACAATTTTAGAGAATAAAATTAGTGGACAAAGAACAGCACCAGCAGATAGAAATAAATTCTATGCAGGTGATAAAACATTTGATAGAGTACCAGAACTACAAAACATCCAGTTTGACTTTGGTAGAGACTATGCCGCAAGTTATGGCGGTGGTGGAGGATACGGCGGAGGCGGAGGCTTTGGCGGTGGATTCAGAATCCCAGGAATTATGAGATAATGATTAGGCAAGCAACCATACAAGACTTTGATAGGATTATGGAACTGATGATTAACTTTGCTAATTCATCACCATATGCACCACTTAAAGATCCTCAGTATAATGACTACTATATAAGAAATTTATTAGTAGGTATAATCAAACAAGGGGTTATACTTGTAGGTGAAATAGATGATAAGATAGAAGGTATGCTTATTGGTCTAATACAAGAAGATTTATGGTTACCACATGTAAAGACTATGAAAGAGATTGCATGGTGGGTAGAACCAGAACACAGAATGAGCAGTTTAGGATATAGACTACTCAAAGAATATGTTACTGTAGGAACAAAATTACAAACAGAAGAAATTATTAGTGGATTTACTCTTACTAACATGGAAATATCACCAGACTTTAATTTAGAAAAAAGAGGCTGGAACAAAGTAGAAACAAATTACGTTTATGGAGATGTGTAGATGGCGGTATTTACAGCAATAGCAAGTGCCATTGTAGGTGCTATAACAGGAGCGGGTTTTCTTACAACATTTGGTAGCTTCTTTGCAGGTACATTAGGAATTGGTGCAACAATTGGTGTTGCATTGATATCAGGTGGTCTAGCAATGGCTACTGCAAAAGCAACAGGTATGTTCAATCCACCGGGTATGCAACAAAGCAAAGATCCTGGAGTAAAAATACAATTAGCACCAAGTACGGACAATAGGATACCAGTATTCTATGGTAAAAACCACACGGGTGCAATTATGGTTGATGCTGGCATTACAAATCAAAACAATACTATGATATATGTAATGGTTATTGGTGAACAAACTGATAGTGGTACATATAGTGTACAAAGTATAAAAAGAGGTGATGCAACACTTAACTTTGGTACAGGTGTATCTAATAAGGCTAACGTTATAAGCCAAACAGATCCTAATGCAACGTCTACTACCACCATAGCAAACAAAATACGTTGTAGGGTATATGCGGGCGGCACAGCGGCGTCTAATCAAATATTCCCGGCTAGTGGAACACAAGTAGCGGCTACAACATTACTCACAACTATTAATGCAAACACAAACTATGATGACCTAGTTTATGCTGTATTTGAAATGGATTATGATGTTGAAAACGGGTTAACACAACTTGGCACAATAACATATGAAATAACAAACAGTTTAACAGAGCCTAGTAATGTAATGTTGGATTATTTACAAAATTCACGTTATGGTGCAGGTATAAGTTCAAGTGACTTAGATACTACAGGCTTTAATGCATTGCATGATTATTGTACAGAACAAGTAGACATTACAAATAGTGTAGGTGCAACAGTACAACAAGATAGATGGCGTATTGATGGTATGTTAAGCACATATCAAACATGTAAAACAAACATAGACCAACTTGCACAAAGTTGTGCAACATTCTTTACTTATAATCCTAAAATAGGTAAGTTCACAGTAGTGCCTAACAGAGCGGCAACTACCGCAGAAAAGTCAGCGGCTTTTGTGTTTGATGATGATAACATTGTGGGTAAAATTGCAATTAGTGGTACAGAGCTATACAGTTTGTACAACAGTATTGAAGCAGAATATCCTAGTGTTATTAAGAAAGACCAAACAAATACTATTATTGTTAGTACACCTAGCGGTGATAGAAACGCAAATGAACCTGGTAATGAACTACAAACAAGATATAACTTAGTAAATGATGCTCCACGTGTACACAACTTAGCAAACATTGATTTACGTCAAAGTAGATTAAGCACAATGGTTGAATTTGAAAGTACATATGAAGGTATACAAGTAAACGTAGGTGATGTTGTAAAAGTAACAAGTGCATTATATGGTTACTCAAACAAATTGTTCAGAGTTATGAGAACAAGTGAAGTAGAAAAACCAGATGGAATGGTATTGTGTAAAATTGTGTTGTTAGAATATGCAGATACTGTATATACTCACAATGTAGTGCAAACTGATGCTGTAGTTGGTATACCAAACATACCAGGATGGTGGACAAACTATGCAAATTCAAATGTAATATTAGGTAACACTATAATCACAGATCCTACAACAGGTACTGCAAATATAGTTAACTCAGGTAATGGTAATGTTGTGGGTAACATTGATTATGGCAATATTGATTGGGCTAACATATCCTTTGGCGGAATAGGTGGATTGGGCGGTACAACAATTATACCTTCTTCACCTGTTGCTATTATGGATATTACTGTACCAGATGTGCCAGGAATAGAAACAATTGACATTGATATCAATACCAGTGATACAAATACACCAAAATACAAGTCAACTACAAATAATACATTTCCTAATCCTTTTGGTGGCACGTGGGCACCAAATCAAAGAGCCTTTGTGGCTTTACCTTTGCCAAATAATCCACCAGCAGAAGATACAGAAGGAATATTACCTAATTTTCCAGAATTAGAATCAGATTCATTGTATAACTTTAAGGTAGGCGGTCAAGCCGCAGGTGGTTTTGGAATTAATTTAGCAACAATACCAGATGTTGTTTTAAATAACAAAGGTATAACAGACGTAGCCGCAGTTCAAGATATGGGTGTTGGTTACAGTCTAGATGTTGTTGATCAATTCTCTAGTATGCCAAGTTCTGGAAACTTAATATTGACAGTTAACGGTGCAACATCAAGTAGTACTACATTTGTAGTACTTGAAACAATTGGTGGTACCTTAATTGCTGGCACTGAATTAAGTG